AACACAGCGAGCAAGCAACTACTAGATAACTATGCGGTAGTTGCTACGCTCGAGCCATCACCCATTGAAGTAGGGCAATCAGTAACAGTTGCAAGTTTGGGTGTGCCTTTTAACGGCACTTTCACGGTGCTTGCATGCCCACAATTTTTATTTACTGGAATTGATGGCGACACAGGCGAGTTTTTGTATGACATTAACGAGCCAGTGCCCAATCAAATTCTTTACGCATGCACAGGCGATGATGTTGAATTTGTTGCAGACTATGCCGGCGTTATCACCTACACACAAACATGCACATGGATCACAGCAACGGATATTGAGGATTGGCTTGGCATAGGCACAGCAACGGCAGCTGATACAGCATTTCTGACGCAATGCGCGGCAGCCGCAAACGCATTTTGTTACAGGCGCAGACAAGAGGCAAATTATTTCGATAGCCTTACAACATCGCCCAGTGGTGATGTAACGCTGGGCACGATCATGTATGGCGGCAATCTTTACCGGCAGCGCGGCGCGGTAACAGACTTTGCAAGCTTTGATGGCATGGCGGCAGGCGGCACAAACGGGCTATCACCAATGATCAAACAGCTGTTAGGCGTAAACAGGGCAACGGTTGCCTGATGCCAGTTGCCTACACAGACCTATTCAATGTCGCGCTCGACAATCTCACAACAAGCATTGGCGCAATCTTGGGCATCAGCGTGGTAAACGATCCACGAAACGCAAACCCGCCATGCGCTTTCATAGATGCACCCAGCTTTACAGGCTGGAATTACAACATAGTCAAAATGGCTTTTCCGGTGCGCCTAATAACGCTCGGACCGGGCAATCTTGACGCACAACGCAACCTTTTGAACATGATGAGCAAACTATTGCAAGCCAATCTAGGCATCACGGACGGCAGACCAACCGTAGCGATCATCGGCGGCGCAGAGTATCCCGCCTATGATGTAACTGTAAACATGCAATCACAAACGGCTTAAAGGTAAAACATGGCAACCTACATTGTTACTAGCGACAGGCTCGCAGGGTTTAAGCGCGGCGATCAAATACAAGCCAGCGACATAGATGGCAACATCGAGCATTTGCTTGAAGCCGGGCACATATCCCCACAGGCATCAAAAAAATCTGCTAAAACTAAAGACACAGACACAGCAAAGGAATAACACAACATGGCAACTACGGTTTATCTCAGCAACCCGGCACTCACAATAAACAGCGTTGATCTCACGGATCAGGCAACAAGTGCAACTTTGACATTTGCCTATGATCAACTTGAAACAACCGCATTTGGGCAAACCGCTCGAAGCTATGGTGCTTCATCAGTAACATCACTGCAAAACAACACATTTGAAGTTGAGCTTTATCAGAGCTATGCAGCGAGTGAAACAGAGGCGAGCATTTACAGCTTGGTTGGAATTCAAACAACAATCACGATTTCACCAACCGCAGCTGGACTTGCAACACCAAGCGCCACAGAACCAAAATACACTTTGACAGGCGCTTATCTTTCGAGCCACACGCCAATTTCGGCAAGCTTGGGTGAGCTAAGCACAGTAACGCTCACTTTCACGGGTGGCACACTCACCAAAGCTGTGTCATGATCTCGCGGCTTAAGCCGCTGAGAAATACAAACGCAAGACCGCGAGAGCGAAGCCTTGCCCGAGAAAAGGAAAACTAAATGCAATTAACGCTTAAAGCCGTATTCACTGACGGCACAACGCAAACCATTGAAACCAACTTGGCAACCGTAGTTGCTTGGGAAAGAAAATATAGGCGCAAAGCTTCCGAGATGGCATCCGGCATCGGTGTCGAGGATCTTGCATTTTTGTGTTACACAGCATCACAAAAAGCAGGTGTTACTGTGCCAGCCACACTTGATCTCTATATTGACAAGCTGCGAAACATTGAAGTGGTGGATCAAAACATTTTAAAAGCAGGCGAGGATCTCTGAGATATGCGCTGGCTGAAATCTTGGTTGCCACAGGGTTTTGGGGTGCTGAAACATTTGAAATTGACGATGTGAACACTGTGATTGAGATCCTTAACAAACAAAGCCGAGCAAAATAATGGCTTACACGGCGCGCATTGAGGTGCATGGCATCAAAGAAGCATTGGCTGAGCTGAACAGCTTTGATCCGAAATACCGCAGGCAAGTAACAAAAGACATTGTTACAGCCGGGCAAAAAATTATTGTTAGCGCTCGAGACATGATCAAAAACTTTGATAACAGCGAAGGCAACGGCGCGCCGCTTTCAGGCATGTATAAATCGAAGCTGGTAAAAGGGCGTGATGTGTATTGGGATAACAACACGGTGCGCGCAGGCTTCAAAGTAAAAGTGGGTGCAGCCGCACAAAAGCAAAGGCTTGTTACTTTCAAAGACAAATTTGATCCGGAAACAAACCCGCGTGAAAGCCACAATGTTTTATTCAAAGCCAAACCTTATCAACTGATGGTGATCCAACAAAAGGATGCTGCCGGCGCTATCTATGACCATGCCGGTAGGCGGACCAAAGGCATATTTGTAACAAATCTAAATGCCGAAGTTGGTTTAGAGCCACGCGCAATTGATCCAGCTGTGGACATGCACAAAGAAACAGTTGAGCGCGAAGTCTTAGCAGTATGTGAAAAAGTTATGGAAAGATTAAACAGAAATTTGCAGGTGCGCTATGGCAATTAACATCCCAATAATCTCGAGCCTTGATAGCAAAGGATTTGAAAAGGCGGCGCTCGAGTTTAAAAGCCTTGAAACAAACAGCCAAAAAGCTGGGTTTGTCATGGAAAAGGCTTTTTTGCCGGCTGTGGCTGCGCTTGCTGGGTTGGCTGCCGCTGCCGCTTTTGGTGTTAAAGCCGCAGTAGAAGATGAAGCCGCACAAGCGCGGTTGGCTAAAGCTTTGCAAAATGTTACTGGGGCAACCGATGGACAAATAGCTGCAGTTGAGGCATCAATAAAAGCTATGTCTCGGGCTACAGGTGTCTCAGATGATGAATTGCGCCCAGCTTTTGCATCATTAACTAGAGGCACAAAAAATCTCGCTGATGCAAATGATGCGCTTGCTTTGGCAATGGATATCAGCGCGGCAACCGGGCAAGATCTACAAAGCGTCAGCGATGCGTTAGCGCTCGCCTATGGCGGCAACACTAAAGCGCTTGCCAAACTTAGCCCCGAGCTGAAAGTTGCAATCAAAGAAGGTGCAAGCCTTGATCAAGTAATGGGCATGCTTACAAAAACTTTTGGCGGATCAGCTGCAGCGGCAGCAAACACAGCTGAAGGGCAATTCAGAAAATTTAATGTTGCAATCAAGGATGCCAAAGAGGCAATTGGTGTTGCATTAATGCCAGCGATTGAAGCAGTGTTGCCGTTGCTGATTAGTTTTGGTGATTGGGCTTCTGAGCATACCGGGATCATTACAGGACTGGGCGTGGCAATTGCTGCGGTTGCATCAGCCATCGTTGCTTACAAAACCGCACAAGTGCTTGCCAACGCGGTAACAGTTGTGGCAACTGCACTCAACTTTGCTAATGCGGCTTCGCTTGCTGCGGTTGCCACAGCCGGCACAGCGGGTGTTGCTGCGGCAACAATCGCAGCCGGTCTAGTTGCGGTTGGTGGCGCGCTACTCATATTCAAAAACCAAAACAAGGCTGCAGCGACAGCTACTACAGGGTTGGGCGCGTCAGCGAAAAGCACAGCTCAAGACATGGGCAGGCTGGGCTTTACGCTCGATTACATACGCAGCACAAAAATCGCTGAATACATGGCAGAAACAGAAAAAGAAACAAAAAAAATTGAGACAGGCGCAGACGATGCAGCTGACAAATTAAAAAAACTGGCAGAGAAAACAACGGAAGCCGCTAAAGCATTGCGCGAATACATGGGCGCGGCACTCGATGACGCGAAAAGCAAACTGGACAAAGCACAAAGCGCCTTTGATAGTTTCAGCGGATCAGTTGCACAAGTCATCACGGATGCACTCAACTTTGGCAAAGCATTTGAGGAAGGCGGCGAGGATGCCGGCACAACATTTTTCAGTGCGCTACAAAAACAGGCAGACAAAACAAAAGAATTTGGTGATCTTGTCGAGCAACTACTTGCAGCCGGTTTGTCTCAAGATGCGTTGCAGCAAGTCATTGATGCCGGCATTGATAGCGGCTCAGCTATCGCTAAAGAATTGCTGGCATCGTCAGAAAATGTTTTGCGGGCAAATACCCTTGTCGAGCAAACACAAGCCATTGCCGAGCGAATAGGTGAGCTATCAGCACAAAAGTTTTATGGCGCGGGCGTATCAAATGCCAAAGCATATTTGCGTGGTGTCGAGGAAGCGCTTGCCGCAGCTGAAAGCCGGCTATCTCGCAAAGGCATCAATTTCGCGGATGTTAAAGGCATCAGCACAAGCTTCACAGAGGCGATCAGCGCACCAACCGTTTCGCCGGTATTGATGCCAAACATTGATGAGCTAAATGCTCGGCGTAATGGCGGTGCGGTAACCATCAATGTGAACAGCCAGCTGGCAACAAAGTCTGAAATTGGGCGGGCTGTAATTGATGGTATGCGCGCTTATAATCGTGCAGCTGGTCCAGCAAATTTTGATGTTTGGAATTCATAATGGCAGGCGTTGCAGTAATTGGCTCAGGTAACTATGAGCTATTTATTGACACAGGCTTTTTGCAAGATGCGTTTACGCTAGATGATGCAACCAAAGCCGTTTTAGACAACACAACCTATGTTCTCGATGGCACAACAAACTTTGCTGGGGTGCTTGACGGTTGCACAAATGTTTCAGTAAGGCGCGGCAGACAAGATATAGGTGATCAATTTTCAGCCGGCACAATGAGCTTTACAATGCTCGACACATCCGGCATTTTCAATCCGTTTGATCAGCAAAGCCCATATTGGGATGAAACAACAGAGAAACCCGGTCTTGCACCATTACGCCGCGTCAAACTACAACGCTACGATGCAACCAACACAGCCCAAGACATTTTTAACGGCTACATAATTAATTACAACTACAATTTTGCGCTGGGCGGTTTGGACACAGTCACGGTTTTTTGCGCTGATCAATTTTATTTGTTGGCGCAAACCGTCATGGATCAACTTAATGTGAGCGAGGAATTATCCAGCACCCGGCTCGAAACTGTGCTTGATTTGCCTGAAGTGGCGTTTCCGGTAGCGCAACGCGATATTCAAACCGGCACAGTTACGCTTGGCGGCAGCTCGCCTTTTACAGTCCCGCAGGGCACAAATGTTTCACAATACTGCTCAGAAATAAACCAAGCCGAGCAAGGCAGATTATTTATGACAAGATCAGGCGTTTTGCGTTTTGAGCCGAGAATAGGCAACACGCTCAGCGGATCTATTGCAGATTTTCACGATGACGGCACACAAATTCAATTCAATGGTGTGGGCATAAGTTTCGAAGCTGATCAAGTTGTGAACAGAGCAACGGTAACAATTGCCGGCAGTAACAGCCCACAAACCGCAGATGATCCAGCAAGCCAAGCAACCTATTTTGTGCAAGCGGTAAACATCAGCAACAGTCTTTTGCATAACGATGCGGCAGCGCTCAAGCTTGCAGAATATCTTTTAGTGCCCGAGCCTAAGCCACGCTACACAAGCGTTGAAACCCAATTCAATATGCTCACAACCGCCCAAAAAGATGTGTTGGCAGCCATTGAGATAGGCAACACAATAACAATTGAAAAAATCATTAACACAACCCAGCTCGCTCAAGAGCTTGCCATTGAAGGCATTGAACATTATTTGAGCTTTGATAGCGGGCATAGCATCACGCTATTTACAAGCCCAACCACAGTTGTTTATCAGCTGATTTTATCGGACAGCATTTACGGGATACTAGACGCGTTAAATGTCTTAGGATAGAGTAAAAGTTAATTATGGGCGCAAATACACAGACATCAGTTCCAGCGTTTACAGCAGGTCAGATTTTAACTGCCCAGCAACAAACGGAAATCAACACGGGTGTTCCAGTTTTTGCTGACACGACCGCGCGCGATGCGGCGTTTGGTGGCACGGGTGAAAAAACTTTGGCTGAGGGTCAGTTTGCTTATCTTGAGGACAGCAACACAACGCAATACTATGACGGGTCAGCGTGGCAAACGGTAGGTATAAATCCAGGTCTCGTTTGTGTTAAAGCCGAAACCGCGTTTAGTGCTGCGTCGAGTGTTACTGCGGACAATGTTTTTACCAGCACATACACAAACTATTTAATTACTTTCAAATATCAAACCTCTACGACTAATAGCGTTGCGTTAAAAATGCGTGTAAGCGCAACAAGCGCATCAACAAATTACAACAGGCAAGATTTATTGGCGAACGATACCGCAATTTCGGGCGGCAGGGCTTTCAATCAAACATCATACGAATTTGCAACAAACACAAACGGCGCTTTTAATTCTTCGGCAATTGTTAATCTTTTCAATCCCGCTTTGGCGGAAGCAACTTTAATTCAAAGTCAAAACCAATTCAATGCTGCAGCATACACAACAACTTATTTACGAAGTTATTTCGGCAATCACTCAACAGCAACAGCCTATGACGGTATCGAATTTTTGGTTGCTACTGGCACAATAACAGGCACATACACAATTTACGGTTACTCAAAAACGGTATAACTTATGGCACTAAAAATTAACGACAACGGCACAGACCGCAACATGACCAAAGCAGAGGAAGCCGCACATTTGGCATGGGCGGAACAAGCACAAGCAGAAGCCGAAGCACAAGCCGAAGCGCTTGCAGCAAAACAAGCGGCGCGACAATCAGCGCTTGCCAAACTTGGTTTAACCGAAACCGAAATAGCAGCACTATTTGGCTAGTTATGTCAAGCAAAAAAATTAACAAAGCCAAACGACAAATAGGCGACCAAACAACCAAAGGCGGCTTAATCGGTTTGTTTATTTATTGGGCGACACAAAACAACATTGACCCAGCATTAATTGCGCTACTTGTGCCAATAATTTCAAGCGTGTTGGCTTGGCTATCAACTAAAATTGGTGATCCTGATCTAGCTTGCTTGTTTATACCTAAAGATGACAAAGACAAACCAAAATCTTGAAACCTTACATAGTTGCAAATCAGCCAGTTGTTAAAGCACCTTTGCCGGGCATGGATGAATGGATCAGGCAGGCAATCAAATATGCGGATGGCTGTTTATGGAATAACGGCAGCTGGGTAATCCGAAACATGAAAACAAAAGGCAAAGAGCATTTAGTCTCTAATCACTCGAGAGGTTTGGCGGTTGATCTTTCATACCGTTGGCAAGTTAAACGAGGACGCGGTAAACCTGATGGCGAAAAACTTGCATTGGTGTTTTTAACCAAAGTTTTGCAACACGCCGAAATTTTGGGTGTGCAACTTGTGATTGATTACAACCGAAACCGCAGCTGGAAAATTGATCGAGGCACATGGAAAGCCGGCAATTTTGGT